TCAGGCAAAGCAAACGTTGCACATCCTTCACTACTAGGAACGTTTACACCTAACACACCAAGCATAACAGGTGTAGCTAATACAAACCTACCATCACAAGGTGCATTAGACAGTACTGTTGAAGGTGAAGTAGCTCAAGCTACAAACATTACTGTAACTGTAGCAAATAGTGGTTCTGGTAATAAGTTTTACTTTGATGGAGTAGAGGCTCCAACAATTACTCTTGTAAGAGGGCTAACATACACATTTGATCTTAGTCATTCTTCTTTATCTGGACACCCATTAGCATTTAAGAGTGGTAACAATAGTTACACAACAGGTGTAACAAGCAATGGCAATCCCGGAACATCTGGTGCTAACGTAGTATTTGCTGTACCTTCTGATGCACCTGGAATAGGATTAAGATATTACTGTACTGTTCATGGTAATGGCATGGGCAACACAATTACAACAAGTGCGTTTGCAGTGTCGTTAGTAGCACAAGGTAAAGCTACACATACTTCTGCATCTGTAGCTGCTGTGATAGACAAAGTAGTACCAAGCATAACAGGTTTAGCGTTCTTTACATTACCTGATGTAAATGCTAGTATAGCGCAGAACTTAGATGACCCTACTGGTGTACTCTTTCCGTTTGATGACTTCGCAGAAAACTTTAGCAGAGGTAGAACGGTAACAATAATTGCACCTACTATAGGTAATAGAACTGTATACATTCCAGCAGAAAACAGAACAGTAACTATAAGTCCTGTAAGAACAGACAACGTAGTATACATACTAAACTAAGGATAACAAATGTCTTACAAATGGCCTGAAAAAGACCCAGATGAAACAGCAGACTTTAGTGTAGACTGGTCTAGGTTTCTAGGATCAGACACTATAGCGTCAGCAGTTTTCTTTGTAGATGCTGCAGATGGAACAAAGACTCAAGTATCAACTGCTCAAATAGTAAATAACTTACAGTTTATAGCAGGTACTGTTTCTGGAAACGTAGCTACTGCACGTTTTGGCTTAGGAACAAACAATGTACGGTATAATATTACTGTTCGTATAAACACTACTCAAGGACTTACATACGAGCGTTCTGTAATATTACCTATTAGGGAAAGATAAACATGGCTTATGATTTTGTTGGCTTAGTTAACGACATTAACCACAGACTAAATGAGGTAGCACTTACCTCTACAAACTTTGCAGCAGCTACTGGCTACTACAGTATAGCTAAAGATGCAGTCAACTCTGCAGTCAGACATATCAATCAAGAAGAGTTTGAATGGCCTTGGAACCATGTACAGTCTGAGCTTATATTAGCTGCAGGTTCTATGAAGTATTATTATCCTACAGATGCTAAAACAATTAACATGAACTCGTTTCGTGTAAAGAGAGACAATAGTCTCAACACAGGAACAGTAAAACTAAAGTCACTAGTATATGAAGAATGGTTGGAGAAGTACGCTGATGATGAGTTTAATACAGATACAAGTATACGTGGTGTTCCTGAGTTTATTGTACGTACACCTAGTAGGGAGCTAATCTGTCACCCTGTACCTGACAAATCTTACACCATAGTTTATGAGTATTACTCAATGGGCTATGATTTAGAGAACCCTTTAGATGTACCGTCACTACCACAGCAGTATAGGTTTGCTATAATAGACGGTGCTATGTATTACGCATTCCAGTTTAGAGGTGATACCCAAGCTGCAAGTTTAGCTTTAGATAAGTTTGAGAAACAAATAAAAGATTTAAGAGCTATAAATATAAATAGAACACCATACCTAAGAGATAGAAGAGTTAGCTTCTAATGGCAGTACAATGGACTACATTCCCTATGGAGTTCAAGGGTGGGTTAATCTCCAACCTTACTCCACTACAACAGGGTACTAATGCTGTAGGCTCTGCTACTATACTACAGAACTTTGAGTCTGATAGAGAGGGTGGTTACAGTAAGCTAAAAGGTTATAGCAAGTTTAGTACCACAGCAGTTCCGGGTACAGGTGAAGTCTTAGCTATGAAGGTTGTATCTTCAGGCAGAGTTGTTGTAGCTAGGAAAGTTAATGCTGCTGCAGTAGCAGCCTATGGTACACTAGCCTCTGGTGATCTAAACAAAACAGCATACTATCATGGCACAGGAACTTCTTGGGCGCATGTAGGTACAAGCTCTTCCACAAATACATTAAAAGCAAGATACGCATCCTTTAACTTTACTCAAGAAGATAAAACAATCTTTGTTGATAGTAAAAGTTATCCTATAATATTTAATGCTAGTGGTAGTAGTACTACACAATTATCTTCATCAAATAGCACAGACGTACAGGGCGCAGAGAATGTTGTAGTATTCAAGAACCATGCTTTCTACTCTAAGGGTAGTAAGATATTCTTTACAGCACCTAACACAGTAGATGACTTTGCTACAGGTAATGGTGCTGGTACAATAAATGTAGGCTTTGATGTCACAGGTATGATAGGCTTTCGTGAACAGCTTATCATCTTTACTACAGACACAATCAAGAAGCTTGTAGGTAATACTTCATCTGACTTTAAGTTAGAGCCTATCACAGATAGAATAGGTTGTATCAACCCAGATAGCATACAGGAATTTGGTGGTGACATAGCCTACCTATCCCCTGATGGAATACGTTTACTTAGTGCTACTGACCGTATTGGTGACTTAGCTCTTGACGTAGCCTCTGATAACATCTATAAAGATGCTAATGAATTTATATCACAGACAGATGTGTTCTGTTCTGTATTAGTCAGAGGTAAATCTCAATATAGACTATTTGCATATATACCTTCTGTACAAGCATCTAGTGCTTCAGGTTTAATAGCTACTAAATTTATTGCACAGGGTGGTAGTGGTATAGCTTGGTCAACAACAAAAGGACTAAAGGTAAACGTAGCAGATAGTACATACTCAGGCGCACAAGAAACTATTATGTTTGGCAATGATGATGGCTTCTGTTATAAGATGGACTCAGGTAATTCTTTTGATGGTGGTACAATAGAGTCAATATATGAATCACCTTTCATGCCAATTACAGATCCACAAGTACGTAAGACTATGTACAAGTTAACACTATATGCACAGCCAACAGGAACTATGGCATTAAGCTTAAACTTTAAGATAGACTTTGACTCAAGTAATGATCCAAGTATTGTACAGCCTCCTACTATAACAGTATCTTCAGCAGCAGCAGGTGGCGGTGTATTCTTATTTGGTCAGTCTGGCGCTGTATACGGTGGTGCAAAGTTTGGTGGTGTACTAGATCAGATATATAAAGAAAACTTAGTAGGGTCATTCAAAACAATTTCAATGCGTATTACAGATAACTCAACAAATCCAACCTTTACTCTTGACACGGCAATTCTTGAGTATAGACAAAATGATAGGCAGTAATTATGGCAGGTTATACAAGACAAGCAGCAGCTAACATAGCTACAGGAAGTGTTATTGACGCTGATGATTTTAATGATGAGTACAATCAGGTACAGTCAGCATTCAATGCTAGTACTGGTCACACCCACGATGGCACTGCAGCAGAAGGTGCAGCTATTGAAAAGATAGGACCATCACAAGACATAGTAGCTACAGCATCTGTACTTAGACCTAAGACTACTAACGCTGTAGATTTAGGTACAACAGCACTACAATACAAAGATGCTTTCTTTGATGGCACAGTAAAAACAGACACACTTACTGTAGATGAGAATGCTGCAATAGCAGGTAACCTAAGTGTAGCTGGGAACCTAACAGGTAGTGGTGTTACTGCTGGTGCAAGAGCTTCTGTATCTGCAGGTACTGGTATATCTTACAACAGTGGTACTGGTGTTATTACTTGTACTGTTGATACTCCTGCAGAAGTAGGATTGTCTAACTTATCAAACAACGGTAATAACCTATCTGGTAGCTTTACTGCAACAGGTAACGTAACAGCTTTCTCAGATGAAAGACTAAAAGAAAACGTAGAAACTATTGAAGGTGCGCTAGATAAAGTGTCACAGATGCGTGGGGTAACCTACAACTATAAAAGTGAACTAAATGATGGTCAGCGTGGCACAGGTGTTATAGCTCAAGAGATGCAACAAGTTATGCCAGAGGTTGTAGAAGAGGGTGAGTACTTATCTGTAGCATATGGTAATATAGTAGGTGTGCTTATAGAAGCTGTAAAAGAATTAAAAGAAGAACTAAATAAGTGTAAGTGTAAAAAGTGTGAGTGTGAGTAATGGCTCTCCAAGCTAGTGGTGCTATAAGTTTAGATGACATGCATGTAGAAGTGGGTGGTACTAGTGGTACTACCTGTTCTTTAAATGATGCTGACATTCGTGCATTGATAAGTGTAGGGGATAGTGGACAGCAAAGTATACAACAGTATTATGGTGTGTCTTCTGAGACAAACTTACCTACTGGCGGTAGTCAGGTCAACGGACAAGTACAACTACAACAAATTACAGCGTCAAGCTATATATCATCAGGAGAGACTTTACGTGTACCTAGTAATATGTGGGTTTGGTCAGACAGTACATCAGTAGCAGCTTTAATAATAGATATACCATGTACTGTTATTAATGACGGTAAAATTATTGGTAAGGGTGGCAATGGTGGTTGGGGATTTTCAAACCCAGGAGCCACGGCTGGTGGTCCTGCAATTAGCGTAACTGCTTCAGGTGTAACTATCACAAATAGCTCTGGCGCTTACATTGCTGGAGGCGGTGGTGGCGGTGGTGCATACTCAGACTATAGTAACCCTAGTGATGCCCACGCAGGAGGTGGTGGTGGCGCTGGCGGTGGCGTTGGTGGTCGAGGAAGAATAAATTATGGATTTTGGCAACAAGGTCCAGGTGGTGCATTGAACGCAGAAGGTGGTGACGGTGGTAATGGTGGTAATGCAAATAACCCAGTAGATAATGGTGGAGGCGCTGGCGGTGGCGGTGGAGGACATCAGTTTGGTGGTGGTGGCGGTGGACGAATTTTGCCAGGTGTAGGTGGTGGAAATGGTGGTTCAGCAGGAAATGCTGCGACTTCCCCTGGTAGTACCGTCTCTAGCCTTGCAGGAGGTGGAGGCGGCTGGGGTGCGGCTGGTGCGCTTGGTGGTGGTCGTTACGCTGGAGGCGCAGGAGGTGCAGCTATAACAGGAACATCAAGAACGCTTAATAATAGTGGCACAATATACGGATCAACATAATGACACCTGAAGAAATAGAAGCTATGCTAGATCGTGCAGCAAAGCGTGGTGCTAAGATGGCACTG